CAAGGCCAGCCGGATTGCCAACGGTACCCGTGCCCATCGCGTTGAATGCCTGATTCGCAGCAGTGGCATCTGGGAGAACCAGCGGCCGGTTCTGCGAGTCCACCGCACCGAGGAAGAACGCCCAACGCCGGGGGTGCATCACGATCACATCTGGACTAGCGAAACGGTTCGTCCAGATCTGCTGGATCGCATCCGCGAACTTGGCGTAGAGTTCACCTGCGGTCGGTGTTGCGTCGGTGTACGTCACGGTGTTCACGCCCGACAGGACCGTGATCCCGTTGGTGGCCTGGTTCAGCATCTGAGAGTCCAGCTGCTTGGCATAGTCGGCCGCCAAGTCCTGCCCAAGCACGGTGTCCGTGGCCGGGTCAGAACGGTCGAGCAACTGCCTCGAGATGTCCTGCTTACCGGCAACGGTGTTGACCGAGAACGACAGGTAGTCGGTGACTGCCGAGCCATCCTGGATGGCCGAACCTTCAGTCTGGACCGCCGTCAGGGTTCCAGTGGTCACCCTCGGAACGTTGAACGTCATGCCCGCATCCGGGAGTGGCCGCCCACCGATGGTGTCCGCGAATGGCCGGCTGGCCCGTGCGAACTCAGCCAGGTCATCGAGGAGGTACTGCGGTGGAACCAGACCAACACCGCCGGATGAGGTGCTGATCGCGGCACGCTGCTCGTCTACCGCGATCTCCCGTGAGTGTCGAGCGATCCGGGTCTGGGCAGCTACATCGCCCTCACCCGAACGGAACAGGTCACGGAAGAACGAGCGGTACTCACCGTTGGCCTCCCGATAACCCTTCTCATATGTGCGGGGCTCGGACCCCACCTTGATGTCGGTTCGGGGGGCAGCCTCAAGCGCCTTACGCATCTCCTCGACGCGCTTGATGTCCTCGGCCAATTTCTCGACCTCGGCACGCTTCTCCTCGAACTTCCCATCCAGATCTTCCTTGGTCTGCTTGTCGGCGTTAGGGCCAAGGCCCTGGAGGGCGGCGTTGTGCCGCTCAAGTGCCAACTGGGCATCCGCAAGGTCGGCCTGGAGTTCCTCGAGTGTCTTCAAGGCACTCATTGGAGCTTTTCCATCCTCTCCTGCAACTTGGCGAGGGTTGCGCGGTGGGCCGCCATCTTCTTCTCTTGGGCGGCTAGCCACCGAACGAAGTCCTCGTCATCCTCTACGGAGCCCATTTGCGACTCCGAGTCGCCCTCCTCAGCTTCCTGAGCAGCGACGACCGCGGCCTCCACTTCTTCGGGTGGACGACCAGTAGCCGCAGCGAGTGATCGCATAGCGGCCATGCTTGTTTGGGGGTAAGCCCCCTGTGCCGTGACGGTCACGTCGTACAGACCGCCCACGTTCCGGATGGTTCGCATCACGTTGCCATCCTCGTCGGCCTGGAACTCATCGCCGTCGGGGGCTACGTTGAACGCGAACGATCCCTGGTTGATATCGCCTCGCTCGAGGGCGGTGCGAAGGTCTTTGGCCCATGTGTAGTTGCCTACCTGGGCGTCGATGAGTAACCCGGTGTCGTCAGATGAGAGGTGAAGGGTGTTGTTCTTCGTCCGGGCGGCCACATAGCGCGTGTCGTGGTCCCAGGTCAGATGAACATCCGGGTCGGTGGTAAGCACCTCATCGAAGGCCCCTGGGGCAATCTGCTCTCGGAACCCACCCAGATCGTGTGAGGTCTGGTTGTAGACGGCTGCGTAGCCCCGGAGGGTGAATCCCTCGTTGGGTCGGCCGGAATGGCGGATTTCGAGTCCCTCAAGGCCCAGGACGCGAATCTCGCGGTCTTGGTCACTCATTCGCATCTCCCTGTGCTGTGACGAGGTTCGGTGCCCCGCCAACCGGTGTTTGCTGTAGCTCATCGCCGCCTTCCTTGGCGGGCATATTCTCGAACTCTCGAGCCTCGTTCTTCGTGTAGACGCCGGCCTGTATCGCATCGACGTAAGCCGACATACGAATGGTCAGGCTGGGTCGAAGGACAGCGGCGGTCAGGAACTCCGGGAACAGATCGCCCCGAAGCGGGAAGATATCGGCGTCTCGCATCAGCGCCATCTCTATCCGGCGGATCCTGGGGCCGAGATCGGCCTGGAGGAAGCGGTCGAAGTCGTCATTTGCCGATGTCTGGCCCCCTGAGTTCTGGGGGACGATCCCCAACATCCCAGGGGTCACCCGACAGATGCGGCAGACCTCCTCGGCCGAGAACCGCTGGGACTCGATGTATTGGGCATCGCGCATCGAGATACCCGTGGGGATCCATCCGGCGCCATTTCCCAGCATCCCCGGCCTGTGGGAGTTCTCCAGACCTCCATGACGCTGCTGCCATTCAGCCGCGAAGCGGTCGAGATCCTCTTGATTCGCGGGTCCGGGGATCGTGATGAAGCCCGGAAGTGACGTTCCGTTCGAGTAGAACCGCGACTGATAGTCCCTGGCAGCGAGTGCGGCCCCCAAGGTCTCTCGGTGAAGTGAGATGGGCGACAGGCCCACATCAGCCCCCGGGGATGATGTCCAGCCCCGGATATGGAGGATCTGAGAGGCCGGAACGCGCTCTGAGCGCCCCCTGCGGCGCACTTCGTAGTATTTCTGGTTCCGGTCATCCCGTTTCACGATGATGTTCGCGGGATCGACCAAGATCAGCTGAAGGTCACCTTCGTCCCGTACCGGCCGGCGAGCGATGGCTTTCCAAACGAAGGCGTTACCCTGAGTCTCGATAGAAGCGGCCGCATCCTGCCAGAAATCGTAGGCGGATTGCTCGTCATTGGGCTGTTCTTTGAGTCTGAACCACTGCCAGGAGTCCCTAGCCTCGTCCACATCGGGCTTCTCGCCCCGATAGACCTTCAACGGCATCATGCCGATGGTCTCCGAAACGAGCTTGATGGCCGCACCGGCGGTCGAGATCCCCAACGTGCTCGAGATGTCCACGAACGGACCCGCCGTGCTGAAATACGGGGCCCGCTGGGGGATCGTCCAGCCGTCAGAGAGCCAATCGCGCTTCTCGGCCGCTACAGGCGTCTTTTTGCGCGAAAACAGGCCCATCAGAGCGCCCAATAGCTCGTGGGCTCCATCTGGGCGCTGGCCTGGTGGACCGCGAGCATCATCGCGATAAGAGCCCTTGTCTGTTCGGTCGCCACCAAGCGCCACCCCGTTTCTGTCTCTGTGGTCTGGCCGGCGAGCACTTCCCTACGGAGAGCTTCGTCGCCGTCGTGAACGATCAATCCCGCCGTGATGAGCTTCCATAGGGTCGCGGTGGCCTCAACGTACCTCGGTGGCTTCTGTGGGGCCTCCACCATCGGAATCCCGGCCTGTTGAAGGATTTCAGCCGACCTCAGGAACTGCCCTGCGTCGTATAAGACCGCTCGAACGTTGTATTGCTCGGCCAGTCGCCGGATCGCCCATTCGAGCCCTTCGTACGAGATGCGGCCTGTTTCGGGGGCGGGAATGACCCTGGCCCCCACCGCGATGCGCCCGTCAGGCCTAGGCGCAGCAATCGCAATACCTGCTCCGGCTCCAACGCGGATAGCCATATAGACCGATTCGCCATCCGAAAGCCCTCCAACATCGACCTTGAGGCAGTCCCAGTCCTCTGCCTTGAGCCAGGGAAGCTCGGCGGATGTCCAGATCCCACAGGCCCCGCGAAGCCATTCGGCTTCGATCCGACCCTTGGCCTCGCACCATTCAGTCAGTGACGCGACGGTCACCCCGCTGAACGGGTTGGCCCTCTTGACTACCCTCGGGCTCTCTGAATCGTCCCCCGGTCCCAAGCCCCACTCGAAGAACTCCATCGTGGCCGTCTTCGCGTGGTTGAACATGCCCTTACGAGTGAAGGACGGGTCATTATGGAAGTCCAGGCGCATCTTTCCGAGGAAAGAGTCCTCATCCCAGCCGGCGTTTGAGATGGTGACCATCTGGGCATTCCGCTTCTTGAGCCGGCTTCGGAACATCTCGTAGAGCGAACCGTCGGGGTGGGCCTGGAGCTCATCAACCAGAACTAGCGACGGGATAACGCCCGAGTTCTTCCTCGAGTCAGCGGAAATGACCTTGATCCGCCCTAAAGGCTTTCGATTCGGCCCCTGGCCCTGGTGGAAGATGGCCCGAATGCCCCTTTTGGCGTCTAGGGGAAGATCTGAGCCGTCGATGAAAGCTGCCATCTGGTCGAAGATCACGCCGGCCTGGTCAGCTGCCGAAGCCGCGACGATGCACTCAGCACGGTCCGTCGTCAGCATGTGATGGAGCCCAAGGGCGGCTAGAAGAGTCGATTTGCCGTTCCCGATAGGCAGGATCGCCACGATTTGGCGTACCCCGGCGAAATAGGCACGCATGATGAGCTTCTGGAAGGGCTCGAGCACGAAGGGCTCGCCATCCATGAGCAGGCCCTTGCAGAAATCCACGAACCCGCGGAATCCCGGACGGAAAATCGCTGTGCGGCCGGCTGGA